TGCTTCCGCTCCTCTCTTACTTGCCCTACTGTGGTGCATTGCACTACTATGGTGCAGTGTAATCTTATTCACAATCGACCTGGAGTTATTAACAGGTTATCAACATAACTAACAGAGACCTGTGGATTGTGTGCATATCCTGTGGATAACCAGGTGTGCCCTGTGTATAAGCTGTGGATAACTAAGCCCCCCTACCCGCTAGATTTGTTATAGATATAGTCATTCACCCTCAATCCTACATCGGGGCAGGACTAGGAAATGATGCAGTGCAACATTTATTATCTATATTTAATCCAGACTAGACTACGCACCAAAATGGTGCATTTATTTAATTAAATCAATTAGATACTGTGTATTTGTACAGGTAGTACTTTGAATTAGTTAATTTAACATTAACTTTCTGTAATGTTATTAGAAATAACTTGACTTTTGATTAAAAGTATGCTATACTATTAGGTATAATTTAACCAATACTAAATACCTGTGCTGTTACATATCGCACAGGAAGTAGATATACTTTAGTATATCAGACTAAAGGGAGAAGTTACTATGTAACTTTGACCTTCCTTCCAATTAATTATAAATAATAGGGTCGAGCTATGTCTCTTTACAAAAACATTAATAAACGAAAGAAAGACGGTACAAGCAGGTCAAAGGAAAAATCGACTATTTCACCTAAATCTTACGCTAATATGAAAACAGGTTTTAAAAATAAGAAAAACAATAAAACAAAAAGAACTGCTTGACAAATGCGTTAAAGTGTGTTATTATATAGATAATGGAGAAATACACGTTTGAATAATACTAATACGATTTACGGTTCCTTTATGTCTCCTCCTGCTCCGAAAGGAATAGACAACAGAAGTCTACAGAGCTTCCCAGGCTTTTCTGCACCTAATTCTTTAGGTCAATCAGCTTTCGGCAGCGCAATGCTGCCATCTTACCCACAACAAGAACTTCCACCAGAATACTACGGACAAGACGAAGAGACTTCATACTTAGTTAATCTTCTCAGAACAAACCCCGCTAGATTAGGATTGTAACTATGAAAGGTGTAAAACACTACAAAACAGATGGGACAGAATGGAAAGGCAACACTCATAAAATGCCTAACGGCGAGTTGCACACATATAAAAACCATACCGACACGTCACAAAAATTAGTTCATTTTAGGGATTTGTCTAAAAGAGTTCAAAATAAAATAAAAAACACGGCATAACTATGGCTAGAACAGGTGTAGGCCCAGCAAGTAGGCAAAGAAAGAAAAATGTCAGTAGAACTACTACAGGCAAAAGCCCTAACTATCGCAAGACTAAATCTGGAGCAGGAATGACCAAAGCTGGAGTTCGTAGGTATCGAGCAGCGAATCCAGGAAGTAAGCTAAAAACCGCAGTTACAGGTAAGGTTAAACCAGGAAGTAAAGCAGCAAAGAGAAGAAAGTCTTTTTGTGCCAGAATGAAAGGTATGCCAGGGCCTATGAAGGATTCTAAAGGCAGACCAACTAGGAAAGCAGCGTCCCTTAGACGCTGGAGATGTAGGTAGTGTTCGGACTTCCAATAGAAGCTGTATCTATGTTAGGGTCTACCGCTTTAGGCGGTATGATGAAAATGTGGGCGCAGTCTCAAGCGGATAAAGCAGAACAGCACAAAATGATGCTGCAAGCTAACCAACAAGTGCAAGAGAGTGTAGACAGTGCTAGAAACTACTACAATCCAAATGCAGCTTGGATACGCAGATTCATTGTAGTATCTGCTATGATGGCAGGAATAGGGATTGTATTCCTAGCTCCGTTGTTAAACCAAGTAACTAACATTCCAATAGAAGTAACACACGGAAGTAAAATGCTGTTCGGTATCTTTGACAGTACCAGAACAGTAACAGAATACTTAACCCTAGAGGGTTGGGTAACTCCAGAGTGGCTACCTGTAGCGATTATGAACATTATCGGATTCTACTTTGGTAGCGCAGCTATGACGAGGAATAAATAATGTGGACAAAACCTACTTACATAGACCTTCGCTTTGGCTTTGAAGTGACTATGTACATAAATAACCGATGACTTTAATTCAAATCATATTCTCAGCAGTTGTATTGTACGCTTTGTACTGCATACAGCCTGTTAGATTTAAAAACTGGAAACCTTACGTTAAAAAATACTGTCAATGCGACAGTAAAAAAGATTAAATTATGGCAAAAGCTAAAGGTAACCCAGCCTTAGTCAAAGGCGGGCCTTCACTTAACCCTAAAGGACGACCAAAAGGGTCAAAGAATAAACTCACTCAAATGCAAAATGCGTTAATTGACCAGTTTGCAGGGGAGATGAATAAAGAATTTAAGGCAGTTATCCGCACTATCATACGAGAAGCAAAGGGTGGAGACATGTCAGCAGCGAGATTGCTTATGGATAGAGCGATTCCTGCTAGAAAAGCTGTAGAACACTACGGCGCACAGGATTCTGGCGGCATTGTAATCAATATTAAAGGATTAGATGACGTTAGTTTAGACGATGGTACAACAGTAAACGCAGATTTCAAGGAGATTGATGATGGCGTACAAGATGAACACTAACCAATGTAGCGATTACGCTAATATGGGCAACTCAGGTGGCGTAAACAACCACGGTGGGACTGCTTCTAGCGGAACTCTCTACTACGCAGCTAGTTCTGCTCCAGCAACTGTAATCCCTGAGAAGGGAACTTCTAACGGCGGTAAGTAAGATGGGTAAACCAAGAGGAAAGCCAAAGCCGTATGGCTACAGAGCTTAATTTTTCCCTACACCCTGCTCAACAGGCTATTTTTACTGATGAAAAAAGGTTTAAAGTAGTTGGAGCAGGTCGACGTTTCGGTAAGTCTTACCTTGCAAGAGTTAAGCTTATCGTTAAAGCGTTAGAAGATACAAATGAGTTTGGTTATGACCTGTCGGATAAAGCGTGTTACTACATAGCTCCTACATTTAACCAAGCAAAAGACATTATGTGGCAGTCTTTGAAACAAATGGCTGCACCCATAACAAAGAAAGTACGAGAAAACGAAGGTATTATTACCTTAGTTAACGACAGAACGATACATCTTAAAGGGTCTGACCGCCCTGAGTCTCTTCGAGGCGTAGGATTATCGTATGTTGTAATGGACGAATACGCTTTTATGAAGGAAGAAGTCTGGACTTCTATAATTCGTCCTACTTTAGCAGACGTGCGTGGTGGTGCATTATTTATAGGCACACCAAATGGAAAGAATCACTTTTACGATTTGTTCCTAAACGCACAAGAAGGGTTAGATGCAGAGGATTGGTCTGCTTGGACTTACAAATCCATAGATAATCCGTTTTTAGACCCTAAAGAAGTGCTAATGGCGACTAAAGACATGCCGTTAGAGTACGTCAGACAAGAATTTGAAGCTAACTTTGCCTCTTTTGGAGGCACAGTCTTTAAATCTGACATGATAGAAGTAGCTGACAGTCCAAAAGACGGGGGAGACATTTACATGTCGGTAGACCCTGCAGGTTATGAAGATGTCAAAGGGATTTCTCAAGGTAAATCCCACAGACTAGACGAAACAGCCATATCAGTAGTAGAAGTCTCTAATGCTGGGTGGTTTGTACACGAAGTTATAACAGGACGTTGGAATGTAAGAGAAACAGCGTTGCGTATTTTAAGAGCAGCGCAAGCTTACAGACCTAAAGTAGTAGGAATAGAAAAAGGTGCGCTTAAAAACGCATTAATGCCTTACTTGCACGACAATATGAGAAGGTTAAATGTATACCCGTACATTACAGAACTATCTCACGGTAATCAAAAGAAAGCTGACCGAATTGTTTGGGCGTTACAAGGTAGAATGGAACAAGGTAGGTTAACTTTTGCACCAGGAGAGTATTTACCAAAAATAACAGAGCAATTGCTAGACTTTCCTAATCCGTTGTCTCACGACGACATGATAGATAGCCTAGCCTACATAGACCAGATTGCAGTAACACCATACGATATGAGAATAAACAGCGATGCAGAGGAATGGGAACCTCTTGACCCTGTTAGCGGAATGTAATAAGGACGCATAATGGCAGTAACAAAAATAGTAGAAAACTACGGAGACCAATCTTCTGAGCAACCGATGCGGGTTGACACAGAGTTAACGGGGTGGATTGTCTACAAAGTAGATAATTGGGAAGAGTCCCGTAATCGCCAACATCAAGACCGTTGGCAAGAGTATTATCGTCTTTGGCGTGGTCAACACGGCGGGGCAGAAGATAAAATACGACAACACGAACGCTCTAAGATAATCGCACCTGCTTTGCAGCAGTCTATCGAGGCTGGCGTCGCAGAGATGGAAGAAACTATCTTTCACAGAAAACGGTGGTTTGACCTAGAAGATGATGTACGAGAAAAGGTCTTTGCACAACTAATAAAAGAGAATCAGAATCAAATAGAC